GTAAAAGGGTACTTCAAGAATCCGGTGGCCGCAGCAAGAGAAAATGCACACGCTGCATTAATGGAATTACGGAAGAATCCCAAGCCTATTGGCCTGTGATTTGTACTGTTTAGGGGCTTTTTTTTAGGAGATCAAAATGCCTATTGGCGGTGGAATTATCCCGGCCTCTGGGAGTCAGCAATACACGGAACTAACTTACGTTACGCGCCGTGCGTTCATTCCCAAGATGGTCGTGCAGATTTATAACTCTACGCCCCTCATGGCTGCACTGATCGCCAATAGTCAAACCGCTTCTGGCGGTGTGTCATCGGTGACGGTGCCCGTTCAGGGGTCGCAGTTTGTCAACGCACAGTGGTCGGATTATTCCGGCTCTTTTGCCCAGCCCTCGGTTCAGCAAGGCGCTTATAACGCTGAGTTTAACCTCAAGCTGCTGGTATCTCCGGTGCCGTTCCTCGGCATGGAAGGTGCAGTTCAGCAAGACTACGCAATTATCCCCCTGATCGAAGCTCGCATGAACGATGCGACTAACGTGATGATGGATGCTATGGCGACCTCGCTGTACAACAACACCTCCGACACACAACAATTCACAGGTCTGCCGCTTGCGGTTGACTCTGCTGGAACCTACGGAAACATCAGCCGTTCAGCCTATTCTTGGTGGCAATCGAAAGAGTACGCAGCCGGATCGGTCAACCCGACCCGTCAAAACGTACTTCAGTACATCTCCGGCACAGTGAAGAACTGCGCTGAAGTGCCCACCTTTGGTGTCTGCGGCTTTGGTACTTGGACTCTGTTGGCTCAAGACTATGTTGGCCAAGAGCAGTACATGATTACCCCGGGTTCTGGCTTTGATAGCGACCCCAATGGCCCGCAGGCTGCTTTCCGCGCCCTGATGGTTGCTGGTGTGCCGATCTATCCTGATCCCTATTGCCCAGAGGGTACTCTGTACCTCCTGAACACAAACTATCTCTCGCTCTACATCCATGAGCAGGCATCGTTTGCGTTTACCGGCTTTGAATCGACCCTGCCCAACTTCCAAATCGGTTACGTCGGCGCTGTGCTGATGATCGCTGAGATGGTAAGCACCAAGCCTAAGTCGATGACAAAGGTGACTGGCTACAACTCTCTGTCACTGTAAAGGAGAACTAGACATGTCACTGACGACAAACAAAATCATCCTTGCCGCAGCAGCTTCAAACACTGCTGGTGCATACTTTCAAACCCAAACAGTTACTGCTATTGATTCTGGAAACGGAACTGTTGTGCCAGCAGGTATTTTTATTATGGTTCCGTCTGCAAACGTAACCGTAATCGCTAATACCGGCGCTGCCAACAGCACAATCATGGCTGCTAACACAGGCGGTGTTGTGATTTCTGACGGCATTAACGTCTTTGTTAAGAACTCAAGTGGTAACGCAACCGTTACCATGATTGGTATTAACGAAGGTCAGGCTGCTTCTGAAACTTATGCGGTGTAAGGAGTAGATAATGGACGCAAATCACGTAGGTAGTAACTATCCCAACGAGTTTGGTAACTTCCGGTTAGCTAGTCTGCCGGGACAGTCGCTTGCTACGGCAGGCGACACCAATCTTGTTGTGATGGAAGCATCTAAGTACATTGTGCGTCGCATTACGCTTACCAACTTCAGCGGCAACGCTGCAGCGGCAAACGTCGGTGTCTACACGGCTGCAACCCGTGGCGGCACCGCGATTGCTGCGGTAAAGCAGTACACCGGAGCAGACAGCACTTCTGCTTGGGTAGACATGACTTTATCTGCTGCAGCTAACGCCAACGTAGTTACAACGCAGGCGCTATATTTCAACGTAGCAAATACTGCGAGCGTAACTTGTGACGTAAATCTCTATGGGGATATTGTTTCTTTATGACAAAGCCAGTGTATGTCACCAATCGTGGAATGACTTTTACTGCTCGGTACTCTAATGCAGACATTAAGTTTCCAAGCAATGAAGAAGTCGAGATCACTGATGAAGTGGCAAAACACTTGTTCGGTTATGGAGAAGACAACAAAGAGCCGTATTTTGTAAGGCTCGGTTGGATGAAAATGAATACGGACTACGAGAAGGCACTGAGCCGACTCGGTGAGTTTACATTTGCATCTGAGCCAAGCAAGAAAGTCCACTTGTCAGCCCCGGTGGTGGAACGAGTAGCTACGCCAATGCCTGCGCCGCGAGGTGTAAGCAAGGGCGTAGCAAAAGTCCAACAGCTTCAATAATGAGCATGTATGCCAACGCTAGACAATTACATCACCGAAACTCGGCGGTTACTACATGACGTTAACGGGAACTTTTGGACTACTGCTGAGTTAACGGATTACATAAATGATGCCCGTGGTCACACGGTGCAAGATTCTGGTTGCAGACGAGTGCTGCAAACCTATACGCTAACTGTTGGCGTAGAAACAATAAATTTTGCTGACCTTGATGAAGGCTCCAACACGATTGATATATTGAATATCAATCTGTACTGGGGCGATAGTCGCTGGCCAATGTACTACATGGCTTGGACTGACTTCAACGCTCAACTACGTTTTTGGCAAAACTACAATGGACGGCCTATTGGCTTTTCTATGTATGGGCCAAAGACAATTTACATAGGGCCGAAACCGGATCAAGCCTATGAAATTGAACTGGATACTGTCGTTCTTCCAGACCCTTTGGTTACGGGTTCGGAGGAAGACACCCAAATCCCCAGCCCGTTCTTTGAAGCAGTCGCCTACTACGCAGCACACAAAGCGAAATACCAAGAACAAAGCTACGGCGAATCGGAAATCTTCAAACAAGAGTACACGAAGCAAGTAATTGGTGCTCTGAACTCGACATTTACACGCCGCATCCCGTCCCCTTATTCGTCGGGGTTTTAGATGGCGGCAGTCGAGCAAAAGAAGTCATACTTTGTAAGCAAAGACTTCAAAGGCGTAAACGTCAAAAACAACCGCACCGCGATTGGCGAGGGCGAGTTTGCTTGGCTAGAAAATGCTCAACCTATTGGCTATGGCAATATCAAAATTGTTAATGGGCCAAATACCCTTTCTAACGTATCGTTTGCAAACACGGTCACGTACATGGCCTCGGCAAACATCAACAATACTGAGTACATTTTTGCCTTCCAACAAGACGGTTCGGCGCAGTACGTCAACATTGAAAACAATACGCTTGGCAACCTAGCTGCTGCCAACACTTTTTCCAATGCCGATGTGCAAATTGTGCAATGGAAAAATGACCGTATTTTAATTATTGATCCAGCCAAGGGTTACAAGACTTGGAACGGCACCAATCTCAATAGTATTGGATCGGTTGGGTCAGTCACTATCAATAACGGCGGGGCCAACTATGTTGCCCCAACCGTTACATTTAGCGCTCCCGGCGAAACCGGCGGCGTGACAGCTACTGGCGAAGCAATTGTTCTTGCAAACTCAATAGCTGAAATAGTTTTAACGGAGGCAGGTTATGGGTACACATCTGCACCTACAGTCACGATCACAGACACAGGTGGGAATGGATCGGGTGCTAACGTCACTTGTACTCTTTTTTCCCAAAATGGCAGTTCTGTTGCTACTTTTAGTGGTCGCGCTTGGATTTCAGATGGTCGGACGGTTTATTACTCTGCTCCTGACACTTTTAATGACTTTGAATCGGTGGCTTCTGGCTTTATTACGCTTACTGATTCAACGCTAAGAACCAACATTGCAACCATCATTGCAGCAAACAACTTTTTGTACGTTTTTGGTGAAGATAGTATTAACGTGTTTTCGGATGTACGTATTAACAGTACTACCGGAGAAACGATATTTACAAACACCAACGTAAGTGCGTCTATAGGTTCAGGCTTTAAATACGCAATTTTTCCTTATTTTCGGTCAATGCTTTTTATGAATCGATACGGAGTCTATGCGCTTGTAGGAGCTACAACTTCCAAGATCAGCGACGACATTGACACAATCTTTCCAGACATTGATTTTAGCCAGCCAATTACGTCAGGACAGGTGTTGCTAAACAACATTCTGTGTGCCTGCTGGACGTTTACCTATAACGACAACGGCACGACCAAAAAAATTCAAGCCATCTTTTTTGACCGCAAATGGTTTTTTACCGAGCAGGGCCCAACCATCACCCGGACGGCTTCTGCGGTCTTAGACGGCAACATTACTATGTACGGCACTACCGGCCAAAACTTAATCAAGTTTTACGAAAACTCGACTGCCGGTATTGATTGGGAGGTGCAAAGCGCTTTGTGGCCAATGGGCGATCCAATCAGGGACAAACAGGCGCTCAAGGTAGGTATTGAAGCCACCCTTGGCAATGCTTCCGTCATTATGGCCGCTTTTATAGATTCCGAGAATCAGGTATCACCAGCTATCGACTTTTCAAACACGATTTTTTGGACAAACAACGTCGATGCTGTTATCCCGTGGACTAACAATAGCTCGCTTCAGATTGGTTGGCTGGGCGGTGTTAGTACAACGTCTGGCTACTATCTTTACAGGTCAGACGCTAAGATGTATGGTAAGTATCTAGGATTAACCCTGACCGGAACTACCGTACCGTTTACGATCAACGGTTTCCAACTTGAGCACGAATTAAGAGCGAGGTTCTAACTATGGCACTCCCAGTAAGTATACCCAACACGTTTGCTAACGCTACAGCGTCTATACCGCTATCGCAGTTAGATAGTAATTTTTCTACTTTATCTAACGCTATAAATGGCATAAATAGCGGAGCCGAAACGCTAGCAAATTTAAAGTCAAGCAATGTAACAATTACTGGCGGTACGCTGACCGGAATCACCGCAGCAAACATTGCTGGCGCAAACATTAGCAGCGGAAACGTAACAATTACGTTTGCGTCGCTTGCCAACGGAAATGCTGCTAGCCCGTCACTGCGTTTCACGGACGATACTGATACAGGTATTTATAACTCAGGTGCTAATGCCATATCCTTTACTGAAGGCGGCACTGGCTATCGCATTGGTTATCGAAACGTGCCTGCGGTTGGAACTAAGACCGGCTCTTACACGCTTGCTGTAGGTGACGTTGGCGAATATGTGCAGGTTGGATCAGGTGGATCAATCACAATTCCAGATGCAACTTTTGCAGAGGGTGATGTTATTTCTATATTTAACAATACAACAGGTGCTATTACTATTACATGCACCATTACAACAGCATACATTGCAGGAACAGATGCAGATAAAGCAACGGTATCTTTGGCAACTCGCGGCGTAGCAACAATTTTGTTTATTTCATCTACCGTCTGCGTAATTACAGGAAATGTATCGTGACCGGAATCTTACAGTTACTTCTTGCTGGCAAGAAAAACCCTTTTACCGTTGAATACCTTGTTTTAGCGGGTGGTGGCGGAGGTGGGGGTGGACGAGAACTTGGTAATAACAGATCAGGGGGTGGCGGTGGTGCTGGAGGTTACAGAGCGTCTGCAAATTTAGAGTTAACTCTTGGCGTGAGTTATACGGTTACTGTTGGTGGTGGTGGAGCAGGAGGTGGAAACGCAGGAAATGGCACTACGGGAAGTGACTCTGTATTTGCTTCTATTACTTCTAGTGGTGGTGGATTTGGTGGAGCAGGAGGTGCAAACGCAGGAGACAATGGGGGGTCTGGCGGTGGCGGCGCCCCGGCTAGCGCCGCAGGAGGTAATGGTAATACTCCATCTGTAAACCCATCTCAAGGAAACAATGGTGGAAATGGCGCCGCCAGCAATTGTGCTGGAGGTGGAGGAGGCTCTGGGGGTGCTGGAAGCAATGGTACGGAATCGCCTAGAGCGGGGGGTGATGGTGGTGTTGGCACTTCAAATAGTATCAGTGGCTCTTCAATAACGTATGCAGGAGGTGGCGGTGGTGGTTCAGATACT